AAGATGGGCTGCTTTATATCTTCCTGATCGTGCTCGTGGGTGTTGGTGCATCATTATTCCTTGAAGGCGAGAAGATTGCTGCTGTTATGGGACTGCTTGGCGCTTCACTTACTGCACTTATTCAAATGCTAAATGGGATTGCAGGTACTGCACCGAAGCAGGAGAAGCCTGAGTTTGAGGTGATTAAAGACTTGATTACACGCCTTGATAAATTGGACCGTGCCGAGCCACCTATGCAGGTTGATGTTGAAGGCAGCAAGGTAACGGTTAAGAAAGGTGCCGACATCGTAACGGCTAAGGGGTAATTATGTTTGAGCTACTTAGCGGCGGTCTTTTAGGCTCCATCTTCGGCGGCATCTTTCGGCTTGCTCCTGAAGTCTTAAAGTTCTTGGACAAAAAGAACGAGCGCCAGCATGAGCTATCCATGTTCCAACTTCAGACCGATCTGGAGAAGATGCGCGGTGAATTCAAGATGGAGGAGAAGTATGTTGATTACTCTATCCAACAGATGGACACGATTAAAGAGGCTTTTAAAGAACAGGCTCAGACTGCTAAAGAGGCAGGATGGCTTGCAAGTTTCATTACTGCTATTACACGCCCCGGTCTTACTTGGATTGCATTTGGCGTATACGTGGCTGTTAAAGTCGCGGGGTTAACGATTGCGTTTCAAACCAATGCAAACTGGGCTGAGGTCTTAACTAAGTCCTACGACGAGGATGATTTCGCCATGCTGAACATGATGCTAACGTTCTGGTTTGTCGGAAGAAGCATAGAAAAATATAACAAGTCATGAATGAAGAGGCAAAGAAGCTTTGCAAGGATGTACTGATCAAGCCCTTTGAAGGGCTGGCAAAGCGTTTGCCTGATGGACGAGTTCAAGCCTACCCCGACCCCGGAACCCGTGGACATCCTTGGACAATCGGTTGGGGTGCAACCGGCCCCGATATTAATCCCGGCACAATCTGGACGATGCAGCAGTGCGAAGATGCGCTGGATCATCATGTGGAGTATTTTTGGCGAGAGCTGATTAAACAGTCCCCTACCATTCAAACCGCGCTACCAAGGCGCATTGCCGCAGTGATTAGCTGGGTTTACAATCTAGGCCCAAGGAATTATCAGATTTCCACGTTTAAGAAACGTATTAATGCGGGGGATTGGGATGGTGCAGCAGACCAATGTATGCTCTGGAATAAAGCTGCCGGTCGAGTTCTTCCCGGCCTTACTCGCCGTCGCGCTGCCGAAGCTGCCTTAATGAGGTAAGCAATGCCACTTAAAAAGATCTTATTAAGACCCGGAGTGAATCGTGAAAACACACGATACACCAATGAAAACGGATGGTTTGTATCCGAGAAAGTACGGTTTCGTCAAGGCACTCCTGAAAAGTTGGGTGGTTGGTCTAGAGTTTCCGATGCTACATATTTAGGCACTTGCCGGAGTTTATGGAATTGGATTTCCAATGATGGGTTCAATTACATGGGCACAGGTACAAACCTGAAGTATTACGTTGAACTTGGTGGAATTTATTACGACATAACCCCTATTCGCACAACTATAACTTTAGGTACGGACCCTTTTACGGGGAATGGGACAACTACGGTAACAGTAACTACACCTACTGCACATGGTGCAAATATCAATGATTTTGTAACTTTCTCAGGTGCTACAGGTACTTATAACTCTATATTTAATGCAGAGTTTCAAATTGTTTCAGTACCCACAACTACAACTTTTACAATAACAACTTCTAGCACAATTGCGGCTGGCAGCTACGGCGGTTCTTCTGTATCCGCAGCTTTTCAAATTCCGGTCGGTTATGCTACTCAGCAACCTACAACTGGGTGGGGGGCTGGTGGCTGGGGTCTTGGGCCTTGGGGCATAGGCGCTAGTGGTACGACAACGTTTCGTTTATGGAATGCTCAGAATTTTGGTGAAGATTTACTGTACGGTTACCGTGGTGGCCCCCTTTATTATTGGGACTCATCAGCCGGTACTTCTACCCGTGGAGTATTAGTTAGCTCATTGGGGGGTACTGTAACCCTGACTATTGCTTCACCCTGTGTTATTACACTATCTACTGTCTTAGCTGAAGGCACGGCTATAAAACTTGCAACGACGGGCGCGTTGCCCACAGGACTCACTGCTGGAACAACTTATTATTTACGCAATGTTGACGGAGTAACAGCTAACCTTTCAGCCACTCCTACAGGGTCAGTTATCAATACATCCGGTACGCAGTCTGGGGTTCATAGCATTTCTGAACTTGTTGATGTTCCAAAATACCAAAACTGGATGGTTGTATCTGACACATCTAGATTTGTTCTTGTATTTGGTACAAACGAAATTGGATCTTCGGTACTTGACCCCATGTTGATCCGTTGGTCTGCTCAAGAATCTGTAACGGATTGGGTGCCCAACCTTGCTACTAATCAAGCGGGGAGTATTCGGCTATCCCACGGATCTGAGATTGTTTGCGCGATTCAGTCACGACAGGAAATTGTTACGCTGACTGATAGTTCGGTTTACTCGCTTCAGTATGTTGGGCCACCGTATGTGTGGTCTTCTCAACTTCTTGGCGATAATATTTCTGTTGCTGGGCCAAACGCCGCAGTGTTTGCATCCGGCGCAATGTACTGGATGGGGGTTGATAAGTTTTATGTATACGATGGTAGAATTAATACGCTTCAGTGTGATTTACGTAAATATGTCTTCCAAGACATAAATCTTGGGGAGCAGGGGCAGTTCTTTGCCGGAACCAATGAAGGTTTTAACGAAGTCTGGTGGTTTTACTGTTCAGCAAATTCGTCAACTATTGACCGCTACGTTGTATATAACTACTTAGAAAAAGTCTGGTACTACGGGTCTATGGCACGTACCGCTTGGCTTGACTCACCTCTGCGCGATTACCCCACAGCAGCAAATCCTGCTGTTAATAGACTTGTGTATCACGAGTATGGTAACGATGACCAATCTACCTCTACCCCACAGCCGATTGAGGCTTACATTGAGTCTGCCGAATTTGATATTGATGATGGGCAAAACTTTGGAATGATTTGGCGTATGTTGCCCGACCTGACGTTTTCTGGCTCAACGGTACAAAACCCTCAGCTTACGATGACGTTACAAGCTCTTAACGGCTCAGGTTCAGGTATTAATCAGTCTGCGTCTGAAGGTGTTACCCGTACTTCAACTGTCACGATTGAACAATTTACCAATATTATTTACACCCGTCTGCGCGGTAGGCAGATGATTATCAAAGCCTCATCTAGTGGGCTTGGTGTAGCTTGGCAACTTGGCGCACCGAGGATTGACATCCGTCAGGATGGTAGACGATGAGAACGCTGCTGGGTGTCGTCCCACCAAACTTACCACTTGCCCCTCAGCAATATGACGGGCGGTATCAAGAAGCGTTAAATAACATTCTGCGACTTTACTTTAACCGGCTCAATACAAGTCTTCAAACCGTATTTGGCCCTGATGGTGGGCAGTATATAAGTAACCCGTTTGGTGCTTGGTCTAGTGATTCTGATCAAGTAGCTGTTAGTACAACCGCAGCATATGCGATAACGTTTGATGTTGCAGATATAACTGATAGTGTTTATCTGGTTAGTGGTTCTAGAATGACTGTCACTTACCCCGGCGTTTACAATTTACAGTTTAGTATCCAGTTTGCTAATACTTCAGTTCAAATTCATGACGTTGATGTTTGGGCGGCGATTAACGGCACTAACCTTGATAATAGCAATTCAAAGTTTTCGGTTCCTAACAGTCATGGTGGTACAGACGGACATCTTATTGCAGCGTTAAATTTGTTTTTGCCTATGCAAGCGAGTGACTACGTAGAACTTTACTGGCATACTGACAACACTAATGTGTCGATTGAGCACATCCCTGCTGCTTCTTCGCCTACTCGCCCTGCAACACCGTCTGTTATTGCTACGATGTCTTTCGTATCTGCGTTACCCGACTAAATGAGCACTTCTACTAACCCCCTAGCTGCCTTCCAGCAATTTGTCGCACAGCAAAAAGATCCGTACGGTCTTGACAGGATTCGTGCTGGTCTTGCGTCTAAAGGTATGAAAGAGTGGTCGGACACGGCGGCTAAAGCCTATACAGATTATCAAAAATCGTTGGGTGATGTAGGTGGGACGCTTAACGCTGATTTGCTCAAACAGTATAAAGAAGAGCTGGCTAAAGGTATAACTAAAGGCACAATGGATGTACCTAGCGGCGATTCTAGTTATACAGCAGAACGTGATGTAACCCCCGAAGAGCGGCTGGCTCAGTTAGGATTTGCTAAAAACAAGCAAGGTCAGATTGTTTATAACCCTGCTGTTGCAGGTAAAAAGTACGGCGACTATTACGCTAAAAACGAAGGGTTTGATATTGGCAATAAGGGGGTCATGCTTGACCCCACAGTGACGTTTGACCCTGAAACGGGGAAGATTGTTGCTGCTGGCCCGGAAGTTTATCAACGGGTAAATAAAGGTAAACAAGCTCTTGCCCAACTTGCCCCCATGCTTGGCTTACTTACTCTGCCTATGGGCGGTATTGGTGGGTTGCTTGGTGGGGTTACAAGTTCTCTAACCGCTGCGGGGCTTCCGTCAATTCTTTCTCAAGCCCTAGTTTCTGGCGTTACTCAAGGCGGTATTTCAAAGTTAATGGGCGGTGATTTCTCCAAGGGGTTTAAGTCTGGTGCAGTGTCTGGCGGTATCGGTGCGGGTATGAACGCGCTAGCTCCCGATATGTTTAAAGGTCTTGGTTCGCTAGCAACCCCGGCTAAAGCCTTAACTACACAAGCATTAACATCTGCTGCACTTGGTAGGAAATTTGATCCTGCTGCTGCCATAAAAGGTATAGCTATTAACACTGCTTTAGGCGAGGGTGTAAAAGCTGCTGGTGTAGATCCAAAAGCATTTAACACATTTATGCAATTTGCAGGGCCAGCTTTGATGCAGAAGCGTAGGCCGGGAGGTAGATGATGTCTGATGGTTACTACGGTGAAGGTGATATTGGCGGCTCAGGGTTTATGGGAGATCCTTTAACTCCTTACACGCCGTCTGAAGATATATATGGCCCTGACCTTTCCCCTGCTTATGGGGCGTTGAGGGATATGCCTGTAGAACAACAAGAGTATCTGCTAAATCAATTTTTTGAGACAGAGGCTGGGCAACAATTATCCCCTGAAGAACGTAGAGCTTTAGAAAACGAAGTTTATTCTGGGCTTACTTCAGATCAAATGCAAGAGCTTGTAAATCAAGCAGAACAAGATACAGAAAAGGGTGGCATTATGTCCCCCGGTGCAGGGGGTGGCTTAGGTACGGCTTCAAATGTTGCCAGAGGAAGTAAAGCCACAAATCCTCTAGCCAGACTCCTCAGTGGGCAAGGCGGTATGTCCGATCTTTTGGGCGCTGGACTTGCTGCGCTCATGGCAAAAAAAGCTTATGATGAAGGTGAAGCCAGAAGAAAGGCTGCGGCTGGGGCTAAATTTGA